AATTAAAAAACATTATTAATAATTATATAATAAAAAAAAACTTTAATTGTTAAGTAGTAACTGTCGTTTTTCTTGTCTTAGACTTCTAAGCTCTACTAAAGCTATAGCATATTTGTTTCTATAATATACACCAGGGTTTCTATCTTTTTCTCTTGTACTATTTGCTCTTCTTATGATATTATCTATCCTTTCAAATACTTTGTGATATTCAATAGCATCTTTATAAACACTTATTTGTTGATCAAATACTTTAATACCATGTAGTACTGTAGCATGATCTCGTTTTACTGATTTACCTATTACGCTTAAAGATTCTCTTGTGTGTTGTTTACATAGCTTATAGTATATAGATCTAGCATATACGACTTCTCTTCTTCTATTTTTAGTTACTAAATTTATATTAGTATTATTTTCTACTAATTCTTTAATCTTTTGTATTTTCATTTTTTAATATATTTTTTATATCTCTTAATGTTAAATATTCACTTTGCTTTACAGCTTCTAATATACCTGCGCATGCTTCATATTCTTCTAAATCTTCATATACTTTAATTGCCTCGTATAATTCATCAACAGTAGATCCATTAGATAAGTCAACTAAAGCAAGCATATAGTATTCTTCTTTTATCCTACTCAAGTGTACCAGTGACTACGTATTCATTTATTTCTTCTGTTCTATTTATAAAGTATTTTTCAAATATACGTAATCCATATTCAACTTTATCTTTACCAGAATTATAAAAACTTTCTTTTACATCATATATTCCTAGATCTCCTGAGCTTTTGTCTATAACAAAAAACTTAAAATCTTTATAATCTACTTTAAATAAATTACAATAAATATATACTTGAACATCGTAACCGTACTTTTTAGCAGCCCATTTAAATCCTTTAATATCGCTAGTAGTTTTTAAATCTGCTATATAATCAAATCCTAATACATCTGCTTTAGCTCTAAAAGGAAAACCATTTAATATATCAAAACCAGGTACTTCAAATTTTGCTCCTCTTGTTAGCTCTTGCCAAACATTATTTTGTAATAAAGCATCAGCTGTATACATTGCTTTATCATATTCTTTTCTTGTAAAAACAAAATCAGCACTTCCAACTTCAGATACTTTGTCTTTAAATTTTTTAGTTACTGCGGACTGCACCTCAACAACGTGACATAAAGTATCTAGCTTTTCTGGTTCTAATGCTGCTAAATGAATTAGTCTACCTATCTTAAAAGCTCCTGTATCAGATTTAAAGTTTAAAGATCTTTGATAACTTTTAGGCGAATCTATTAACTGTTTTATAGCTGAGCTACTTAAAGCATATTTACCTAGCTCTCCATAGTAAAAGCTATCACTGTACATCTTTTTAATTAATTCATCTTTATCCCATACTTTACCATTTAATAGTTCTATCTTTTCCATTCTCTCTTTACTTTTTACATACACTGATTTCATTTCATCTGGTGATATATAACATGTATCAGAACCTAAATTCATAGTTGGATTTATACTATATCTTAAAGCTTCTAGTTCTTGTTGTGATTCAAACTTATAACTTTTATCAGATATTTTAATATTTACACCTCCATGTTTAATTGCCCAATCTAAAAAATTTAACTTTGTTGTTCTAAATGTTATATTCTTCCAATTAGGGTGTTTTACTACATCTTTCATTATTTATTTTTTACAAATGTTCCATTTTTCATTTTACCTTTACGGTTTTTTATTTCAAAATAAGCTGATTCTATACAAGTTTCAATACTTAAATTACATAATCTAGCTAAGTTTGTTAATACAACTACCATATCGCCTATAGCATCTTCTATTTCAAACTTATCTTTATTGATTATTGCTTGTGATAATTCACCAGCCTCTTCCATTAACTTTAGATATTGTGTTTTAGGATCTCCTTTTTCATATATACCTCTTTCTTCTGCCCATTGTCTAATAGGCTCAAACTCGTTATTTAATCTCATAGTGTTTATTTAAAAAATTATTATATATATGTAGGTTAGTAGCATGATGATAATATGTACCAATTTTAACATCAATTTCTTTAGATACTAATTCTTGTAACTTACTAAAACAATATTGGTCATTACAAAATCCAAACCATAAATCATTACTACGCATCAATACTGACATGTGTAATTCATCTTTTATTACATTAAAAGTAATTGCATAAGTGCAAGGTGTATCATTAGAATATCTATCTATCTGCTTACCATCATAGATGGAAATGGTTGCTTGTCTGGTTTCTCTATTAGCATGTAATTTATCTATTACTTTATCTAATTGAGAGTTCTGCAACCACTGCCATCCATAATTAGAATTAACCTCATTATTTTCATCTGCCATTCTCTTCCATATCTCAGGTACCTTACCATATATTTCACCTAATCTATTTATATTTCTATCTCCTGTAAGATACCATTGCCATTCTGCTTCAGCATATTCTTTATTTAGTTTTCTAAAATCTAAATTAATATCATTATCTAAAGGGTTAGCAATATAAAAACCCACATTAAATAATGCTTTAGTATTAGCATGATCTATCCCTGTTCTATGTATTTCACTATATAAATAATGAAACGCTTGTTCTGCATTTTTAAATATCATATTAACAAATTTATAAAAAATCTTTCAAATCATTCCAATCTCTATAAGAGTTTATAGTCTTTTTATCTATTGTTGGTTTATTAGCGTTTCCTGCTACATTAAAAAACCAATCACCTTTTTTACCATATTTAACCATATAATCCCAACCTTTAGCGTCGTAAGAATCTTCACTATTAAAACCTAAAGGGATTAAATCAGACTTAGAATTAAATGGTTTGTGATAAGAATAAAAGTCAGATCTTCCTAGCTCGCCTTGTTGTATATTCCTAGCTACTGCAACTGCTCTAAACTTAGTATTAGGTAATGCTATCTGCAGTGTTCTTGTTAAAACACCAGTAGATATGACTGACCACATTATGTTTGGTTTGTCTCTATCTTTAAAATAATCATAAATACATCTTACTCCTCCAGCAATAACTAATGGATGATTTAAACCTAAAGGAACGTAATAAGCTTTAGTTGCTTTAGCATACTTTTTAGCTAAAGAATTAGCATTAGGCATAGCTGCTATTCTAGCAAATAACGGCTTAGCTCCTAACTCTATACATAAAGCTTGGTGATCACTTATTTCTTTAGATGATGGCATTACTAAAGTTAAATTTAAATTATACTTTTTACATAACCATGAAAGTGAAATACCAGCAAAACCTCTTCTTGGTTGCACATAAACTATTTCTTTAACACCTTGATTAGCAATATGTTGTATAAAGTACTCACCGCTTCTCGCTTTGTAACCTACCTCGCAAGATACAGATTCATCGATTATATTAAATCCATCTACTTGTTTTACGTTAAATTCATTAAAAGATGATTTGAAGCTTTTAGTCTGTTCTAAATAATCGTTAAGACTATAATCTTTTAAATCATTATTAGCTTGTATAGTCTGTTTATTTAAGAACATTATTCCAGTATTTAATATTATTATTTTTTCTTATATGATGATCGCTCTGAAAATTATCAATATATCTTATAAAATCACAAGCAACATCTTCCATATCATAAGGCTTAGAATAATTTCCAGTTATTTGACAGAGATAGCGTAAGGCTTCGTTTTTTTTCATATTAGGTAATATCATCTTTAAACATTTAGACGCGTTAGAACCTACATATACATCACTGTCTTGGTCTACAAGATCAGGATAATACTCAGCTAAATCCATAGCAAAAGCAGTCAACACAAAATTTTGTCTTTTAAAGCCTCTTGATCTTAGCCAATGATTCCCTAAATCTACTACATCAGTTATAGAGTAGCCACCTTGTTGTACTTCGTTCATTATATCGTCGACTAAATTTAAAGAGTCTTCTACTATAAAGTTTCTTAATCCTTTTTTTATCATAGGTAGTAAATAACCTTTAACATCGCAAAAACCTTTATCAGGTATATTATTAACCCAATCAACAATATCATATCTTTTTAATACTAACTCTTGTACAATCCAAAAGTTTCCAAAACCATGACTACCGTAAGGTAAAAGGTCTTTTGGTCTATAGTTAATACCTGATCCGCATAGTCTAAATAAATAAGATAAGTAAATAAAATTATCTTTGTCTATTTTATGATCTTTAAAGTAATTTCCATTGCCTTTAGGGTCTAATTCCTTTTTATCTATTGCTTCTAATAAACTACTAAAAGCTGCATACTTTCTATTTACGACATCATATATAGGAACATGCCAAATTAAATCATCGTTAATATCTTCTTTTGTCCAATTATAGCCTTGATATAATCTTTGTTGATTCATCTTAGCTTTATTATAGTAATCTTTAAATTGCTCTAACATAACTGATCTATATATTTATATGACTTTGGTTTTAAATGTACAGATTGTCTTGATTCCATATTATCAAACGATAATCCATTTTCATAATCTAAATCCCATTCTATTAAATTATAACCATAATGCAAACAACCTCTTTTTAATAGTTTATTAAACTCATTTACATAATATAATCTATCTAATTGACTACCGAAAAACGGTTTGTCTTTATATAGTCCCGTACCTGGTATCTTTCTTGATTCATCTTCTATAGGTAATAAACAAACTAAAGTTATTTTATCTAAATATAGTTTTCCTAGTTGTTCAAACAATTTTCTAATTAAATCAACTACTGCTTTTCTACCACCAAAACGATGTACATGAAATCTCATGTCTATATTACCTGCATAAAATATTAGCTCTTTTATATTATCATTTAAATATTTATTTAAACCTATTTTTAAAAAACCATTTAATGTTTTACCATCATGTCTATCTATAGCATAACCATGTTTAAATACTGATACACTATGACTATCGCCTAATATAAGTTTTGATGATATGTCTTTAGTGTATATGATCTTAGGAATTTTATTACACGATAAACCTTTTAATTCTTTACGTTTTTTACATACAACATTATAATCTATCATTTCATTAATACAAAAAACATTACCGTTATAATTATTTAACTTTTCTAATCTAGTATAAAAACCTTCTTGTACTCCACCAAAAAAATTAAACTTCCCTTCTTTGTAGTTTATACCTTCAGATAAAATAATTTCATCATACTTATTCCAATCATCCTTTTCTGTTAATATATCAGCATCAAACATACTCTTTAATACAAGAGTCCAACCACCATTATGACTATTTAAACTCTTAACGGGATTACTAACAACTCCAACTATTGCTCTATTTTCGCTCATTTTCATAATTATTTAAAGCAGCTAAATATGCTACTGCGTCTAGTAAATTATCTTCTTTGTGATTATATGACTCTCTTGATAGTTTAAGAGCTACCATAGCCATATACATATCTTTAGCAGTTAAATCTTTACCAGTACAAGCTGATGCAATTTTAGCTGCACGTTCCATACCTTTTGAAAAAGGGCCATATAGTCTTTCCTTTTCTTGTGAACGTTCGTTAATTATTTTATTAGCTTCATCTAAAATATTCATACTTCTATACTATCTAATATTT